GATTATACTAAATTGATTGAGAAAGTCGCCAAACAATTGCACGAAGGAACTTTAAAACCAGCGGACTTAAATAGTGATTTATTGACTACTATTTTAAGCGATGTTCGTGGTGCGTTTAACGATGGTTACGGTAAGGAATTTAGTAATTATGCCGAAAGTCCTGCTAAAAAATTAAGCCTCAACAAAAACCTGTATCGCTTTTCGGCGGCCAAAACTTATCAGGAATTAGCCAAAATAAATTTAGCAAGACAAAACAATCCCAACTTTGCCGACTTCAAAAAAGAAGCTTTAAAGGTCAACCAAGAGTACAATGTTCAGTATTTGCAAACCGAGTTTAATACTGCCAATCGCTCTGGAGCAATGGCGCAAAAATGGACTAAAATACAGGCACAAAAAGACCTTTACCCAAACCTTACTTACAAAACTGTAAAAGACAACCGAGTACGTGAGGAACATAAAAATTTACAGGATATTACCAAACCCGTTGATGATCCTTTTTGGGACAAATGGTACCCACCTAATGGATGGCATTGTCGCTGTTATGTAACCCAAACCGATGGCGAAGTTACACCTGGAACTCCAGAAGGAAACCCAACACCCGGCTTTCACGGAAACGTAGGCAAAAGCGATATGGTTTTTAACGAAAATGAGCATCCTTATTTTGTTTTTCCTGCGGAAGATGTTGAAAAAATATTGAATAGTTTTGAAAATATGAAAATTGCTGAACCTGATTACCAATTGTTTCACACAAACAAAAAAGCAAAATTAGAGGTTTCAATTTGGGCAGACACAACAGATCAAGAAAAAAACATATCTAGTGCTGTAAAAATAATTGACAAATTAGAAATTTCGGTCAAAATTAGACCTCACGTAATAATTGATGATTTCAAAAATCCAGAATATTTAATTGAAGGAAAAATTGGAGACAGAAAAGAACAATCGGGCAAAGGAGTAAGTTCAAATTTAGCTTCAGCAAAAGCACAAAAATGTAAAATAATTGTTTTTGATATTACTGAAAAATATCCTTTTGATGTTAATCGTTTGAAAAATAACTTGAAAGGAAATGTGATTGAGCATTATAAAAAAGGAACTTTTGATACTTTTATTTTCATAAAAGGAGATTATGTAGAGCGTTTTGAAGTTGCCAATTGGTTTAAATAAAAAAAGCGACTTAACCTAGTCGCAAGAGGTAGAAGTTAAAACAAAACGCTTAGGCTTCGATGCAAATATAATACATTTTTCAATATGTTAGAAAAAATTCCGAATTTTAATGAAATAGCCAAACAATTAATCCTTGACGCCCAGACTATTGCCGAGGTCGAGATGATTAATTTTGTAATGGGAAACTTCGAGAAACAAGGCTTTTTGGACAGTTCACTCCAACCGTGGCAAGAGCGAGCCATAGATGATGATCCTGGGCGTGCTGTAATGACCAAAAGTGGAGCTTTGCGGGATTCAGTTAAATTAATTAGTAGTAGCAATAAACGTGTTATCTTAGGGTCGGACGCTAAACACGCCAAGATTCACAACGAAGGCGGCACGTTACACATCCCGATAACTAAGAAAATGCGAGCCTATTTTTGGTACAAGTATTACACCATTGCCGACAAAAGCGGAAACATACAATCAGGAAGTGCCTCCGAAGCTTCGATGTATAAAGCCATAGCCTTAAGCCGAAAGCCTTTTTTGACGGTAAAAATGCCGAAAAGGCAGTTTATAGGACCTTCCGTAACCTTCAACCGTGAGATTGATTTGAAGTTTATAAAAATGATTGAAAGACGATTTAAAACCCAATAAAATGAAGTTTTCAGTATTCAGTATTCAGTAGTCAGTATTCAGTCTGTGTAGCCCTAAACAACAAACTATAAACAACAAACTATAAACAACAAAAATGAAAGATTTAAAGAATTTATACCTAGAGCATCAAACAAGAGTGACCGATAACATTCCTGAAATTAAACACGTGGATTTGTGGAGCGAACAGGTTTCCTTTATGGCAGACGAGCATCCGTTTAAATCACCTGCAGTATTTTTTGGCTATCGGGTTTTGAGTACCGAAGACCAAGGCGAAAAAACACAGGAATTGCGCCTGCAGGTAGATGTCTATTTATTCTATGAAACGTTTGCGGATACGAGCAAAGGAAGCAAAAAACAACAAAAAGCCCTTGATTTCTTGGATTTATTAACGAAGATAAACGCTTGTTTTCACGCTACATTTGGTAATTATTACAGCAATATGCGCCGCACTGGTTTTAACCCCGTAGAAACGGGCGGAGCGGGCATTTTATACGTTCAACGCTATGAATTGTCAATGATAGATGATTCCGCCAATGAGCTGTATGATTTAATGAAATTTGAACAAATGGAAGTGGAAGTTATAAAAGAGGAAGTTCCTGCTGTGCCGAACCAAAGTGGCTTATATGGTTCGATTCCCGTACAGTAGTTTGTCCGTATAAATAAACCTCGACTGTTTTTGGCTTGATATAGAATTTTTCGGCAGTGGCAGCGGTGCAGTAGGCAACGGTATATTTCTTGACCCCAAAAGCCTTTTCGGCATCAAGCCTATTAAAGAAAGTCTTGATTTCTTGCTTTTTGCGTGCGTAAAGTTGAATATCTCGTGCCATAAAGCAAATGTAAATAACTTTTTTGGCATAAAAAAACCCACTTTTTAGAGTGGGTTTTTGTGGTATTCAGTAATTTTTATTCATACATTAATGGTGTGACTTCTGTTCTATAAGTTGAAGCTCCAACAATATCCATTGCCAAACAATCGACTACTTTTGATGCGCCAGCAGCTAAATTTAATATTGTTCCCGAACCAGTTCCTACCATATTCCCTTTTGCGTCTTCATAGATCACTTTTAATTGTCCGGTTGTTAATAGCTTTTCGGTATTATTTTTCACTTCAACGTGTATAATACTCATACGATCACTAACCGTTTCCGAAAATTTTACTATTTCAATGTCTTCTTTTGAAGTTTCTGCAACTTCCTTGCCATTTTCGGCTTTTTTGTCTGTGTCAGGTAACAACAAACCCAATAAAACAAGCCCTACAATACCAATTCCAATCCATTTTAATACTTTCATAATTCCAAGTTTTAGTTATTTATTAAATTGCTTTTTTCATAATAGTAAATTTTTTATTTTAAAATCCTCCTATTTTTTTATCCCCTTTAAATTCATCACTATACGGAACAAAAACTGAGCTTAGTCTCACATGGACATCATTGCTTTCTTGTCGGCTTTCCTCAAATTCTGTACAAATCCATCCTCCAGGAACTCTTCTAACAGAAAAGCTTCTCGGATCGTGCTGATCACTTTCTGCAAATGTTTCTTCAAATAAATCTAGGTTATAAATATTTTTCATTTTGTTGTTTTTAAGTTAATCAAATGTAGTATTTTTTCTAATATCTCAAATCCGTCCAGTGAATAATTTTTCCTTTAAAATCTTCATTGAAGTAAGCAAAGAAATCTTCAATTGTATCGAATCCGTCGTTTTGAGCGAGTTGTAGCATTCTTTCCTTTCTTTGTTTTGATGAGTTATACTTTTCATCAAAATTAGCAACATAGCAAACATTATCGATATAGATGGTTTTTGTATTAATTGATCCTCCGCTATGGTAAATCTCAACTTTTTGAGTACTCACCACTGGCAGAACCGGAGCAAACCGAAACATATTTTTTTGACGGCAATTGATAAAGAAATCAATTTTGTTTCTGGCTTTCCATCGGTCTTTTTCATCTTCCCGGATGGTGTGATGTTTCGGCTCTAAAAGCGGGAACATTACAAAGTCAAAATCATTAGGAACGTGAGCCGGGCTAAAGCCAACAGAGTCATTAAAATAAGTCGATTTGAGTGACTGGTGTATCCTCTCAACAAAGTAAGTTGGTTTGCCGTTCATTTTTGTGCTAAATGGGAGTATCATATCACTTGTATTTATTAATTATTCCCAACATTTGAATTTCATTTTTTTGCACATCGATAAGGCTATTTACCACCTCGCAAACGGCTTTGGCTTGCGGGATATACAATGGATCATTCTTTACTTTTTCAAGTGTTGCCATCAAAGTCTCTTTGATAGTTTTATTTTCTGCAGTAGGTTCAAAAAGAACGAGTTCTTTTTTTGGTACTAAAATTTGTGTTTCAGTTTTTGCCTTTTCGACTGGATCAAATAATGAATCTAAAAACTCTTCTATTTCAGAGTTTAAAAAATTAGTAGGCGACGGCATAAAAACCACGACATTAGTGCCGCTTACTAGTTTGTATTTGTCAATTTTGACGTTCTTGCCTTTGTAGTTAAGGGTTTTGCCAACGATGGCATCGAGCTTACTGATTGTTTCTGTTGTCATTTTTTTTGATTGTTTTGTTGATTTTGTTTTTTATTTGAATAATTTCTTTAAGTTCCTGTGGCAACTCGGTGAAGCTTTTTTTGTTTCGAATAGCGTTTTCAGCTTTGGTAATCATTTCAAGAAACTCTAGTGTAGCAATTTCAGGACATCCCTCTTTTTTAACGATATTGTATCCAGTGGGTATAGTTCCGTGATGTTTTTCCCAAAGCCATCTATTATAATGCACATATCCGTTTTCGGTTTTGATTTGAGCGACTTGGTAACCATTAGAGTTCCAAACCACAATCGTACCTATGTCATTACTTCCTGTAACCTCCCACCTTTTTTTATTGGCGACAGCTAAACGACCAGTTATTTTATTGAGTAAATGCACTTCTTGAAGCTCTGTCTGTGTTCGTTTGAGAACTAAATAACGGCGTTTTTTTTCGATGTGTTTTTTTGTCCAAGGCTTGTTTTTTGGCCATTCGTTTTCAAAGAATTCGGCGATCATAACATCACCCATGCTTTGGTAATTTTCTTTAAGAAAAGCCACTTGAAAAGGCGTCCAGTATTCAAGCTCCATTCTTTTTAATCCCAATTCATAAGCTTTTGTGCGGACGATGGTTTTTTTTAACCCCAATTCATTAGCGATTTCATCATTAGTCATTGAGGTGAAATTATCTTTTATAAACTGTATCTCCTGGTCCTCAAAAATGATCTTACCGTATTTACCGATTTTTGCCATAGTTTTAATCGTTGTCTATTACGTATTTTGTGTTAAATATAGTTTTGATTGTCCTGAACTTTTTCACTCCGTTGTAGCTCATTTTATTAGCGTTGGCATAGTCTGGAATTGTGGCTATGTTCAAGTAACTTCCGATGTGTTCAATAAGTTGCACCAACTCGTCATTAGTCAGCTCGCATCTCTCGATTCTTTCGCTCAAATGTTCTTGTATGGTTGCGATTAATGGCATAGTTCAATTTATTGAATGGCGGGTATAAATGAGTTACCAGTAATACTACAACGTATGTACTGGTTGAAGATATTTAGCCGAAAAACAACCGCTAAAATTTTCAAGAAAAACAACTTCTTGTTTTCCTCGGTCTAAATAACTATCAGTTTGGCAAGTCCATATTTTACCTTTGTAAAAACTTGCTTCTCCGCAAGAATGCATTACTACTGTATCACCTTTTTTAAAAGTAGCTGTTTTGTTTTCGTCAATGTAAGTGTCTGTTGTCATAATTTTGAGAATAAGTACTACTGGTAACATACGCTACACAATAGCTGGTTTCGGGTTTAATTCAATTTTCTTTTTGTACTTTTTTAATCTGTTATCATCCGAAGTCTGGTCTGTACCTTTCCAGCCATCGTGTAGCGTCCGCCGTTATAATCGTTTAATAAAACTGTGATATTCTAATATCGTGATGGGTTCGTATGTATTTCTTTTCAAAATGCGTTTGCATAATTGCGAGCTGTGCTGTATTGAAGAAGTATTTTTTCAAAACTTTGATCTCATAAAAAGAAGTTTTTCTACAATCTAAAAATACTTTTTTTACTCTCCAGTAGGTGTTTGTATCGTTTTCTAAATCATAATATAACTCTGAATATTTTACCGTTTGTTTTTGTTTGATGTTTTTCAAAAAAGCTTGTTTTACGCTTATTTCCCTTTCGATATCAATTCCTCTTTGTTTTAGCCGTAATACTTCGAGTGTGAATTCTCTAATAATGTCATCGGGGTATTTTGTTTTTGAATCTATCATGGCTTTCATTTATTGTTGTCAATTTCCTAACTCCCCCTTTGGGGGCTTAATCCTCATCATTAAATCTTTTATGCGTAATCCAAGTCACCAAGTGCGCTTTGGCTTGACCGGAACTAGCTAGTATTTGGTTGTATTTTTTCAGGCGCAGGAAACATTTTATTTTATCGGCATCGTTTAGTTTGTTCCAAGCCTTTTCAGAGAGTTCTTTTTTTACTTTCAAGTCATATCGCCTCCAGAAGTTATCAAAACTTAAATCAGCTTCGCCCACTTCTACTCGGGCGTGAGGATAGAGCTTAGACCATGCCTTGATGTGTATTTCTTTCCAGGGGAATTTTCCGTCTAGGTAAAGGAATTTTTCTTGTTTATCATCCAAGTCACCTTCCATTACATTAAAATATATTAAAACCCCTTTTAAATTGTATTTAAACTGCCACACGCCTCCTGACTTCATCTTGACGGTGTAGGTGGTTTCGAGTGCCATATTATTTTGCTTTTGCAAATCTTGAAAAATGCTCTATTTCATAAAAAATAGGCATTCTCAATTTATGAGCCAGCTGCAGCTCTATCCTTGCACCTTCGGATTGATTGCAATTATCTAATGCTAGAATGGCATCACACTCCATAAGTGCAGCGATACATTTTCGCATTGCGAGATCCCATGGACATTTCCAATCGTTTACAACTTCCAACGGATTTACAGCTTGATGGCCTAATTTTTCTATAGCTATTTGAGCCGTGCCAAAGTTCATTGTACATTCTGCTATTGACAATCCGGTAACTTTGCCAGCGATGTATATTTTTTTCATTTTAAAAGATATTTAATAGGTTTTGTATGAACGAATGATTTTGAAATTTGGATAGCCTCTAATCTGAGTCGTGCCTCGGTTTCGAAAATGGTTTCGTTTTTGTGGTCGGGTTTCTTTTTTTTCTTATTGAGATACATTAGGCTAGTTGTTGGTTTAAATTATGTCGTATAAATCGAAGTGCATTTCTATCATATTCATTCATTGCGAAGTCATCCACAATGATTAAGAAACTTTCGAGATAATGCGCCTCGTGATATTTGAGCGAGAATGCAAGCTTCTTTTTTGGGCTGAAAAGCGTTTTTTTATAAGCCTCCTCGACATGCTTTTTTTTGAGTTTAATTACAATTTCGTCAAGGCAGCTACGAGCCACTTTTACTTTGCGATCCGTAAGCGGAATCTTGGCAATGTGGTTGAAGGAATAAACCAGAGCTTCCAATTGCTGCAGCGATAATTTTAAAGGAATTTTCATTTTTCGAGTTCTTTATAATCCTCAAGCGGACAATTATCTGGAATTAACAAAGAATAGGTGCCTTTTGATGTTGACAGGTTTAGTAAAAAAGGTTCGGCTTCTGGTGCGGCCTCATCAGCTTCAAATGTGCAAACATGAACCGAGGTATAATCATTCCTTACATATTGGAATTTTTTACAAAATTCACAGTCGTGGCAGGTTTCAATAACTTTTTGTATTTTCTTCATCTTAACATTCTGTTTTAGGTTTTGTTAGTTGTTGGCCGCATTGGATGCAAAATTCGGCGGTGGTTTCGCATCCGCACTCAGCGGTTATAACTCTAGTTTCGGCTAGGTCGTGGGGACAAACTTCTGTGATGCTATACGAGTCCATTCCAAGTGCTTTCAGGCGGGCAACACTTTTTGCCTCCAAAAAGTTTAAACGAAATTGTTTGGTGTATTTTTGCTAAAAATTGGTTCGTTTTTAAAAGTATTTTTTTCATATTAATTATGTTTAAGATTACAATTTGCACAATAAAGCCAGCCTTTTTTTTCTTTGACCGACATTTCAGATTCGCATTGAAAACAATAGATGTCCTCCCTGTTATTTACTTCTTTTTTGTATATTTTTTGATGCGACGTAGAGGCCGTGAAAGAAGCCAATCAAAAATGACGCGCTTAAAAACATTAATGCTGCGATTATTATTAAAAAAATTTCAATTTTATTTATAGATTGATTTAACGATTCCTTTCAGTGCTTCGATAATTTTTGAGAGTTCCCAAGGTTGCATTTTCTTGAGTGGTTTGTTGATTGGTGATTTAGGGCTTTTGAGCCAGTCACTCAGTCGCTCTAGGTCGGGTACTTTGCCGTACTTTTCATTATCAATTTCCCATTGTGCTGTGCGCATTTGAGCCAAGATAGTGAGGTGTTGTTTGTTTTGTTTGTCAAAGAATCCCCAGTTATCGTCCACCCCGCCTTTTAGGCACCCCTTTGAAAGAGGGGAAGTATTGCCAGTTTGTTGGCGGAGTATATTTACAGCTTGTGACTGGGTGAGGCTTTTTAAACTGGTTCTACTGACGTCACCAGTTACCCATTGCACCCATTCTTCTTTTATTTCCTGCTGAAAATTACAGTTCTTTCGGATTTCCTTGATCTGAAAGGCAGTGATGGGTAAATCGTCGCCGTAGATTGGTGGTGTTTTGGTTTTAGTTGCCATTTTCGAGCTGTTTAAAAAAGATTCTAATCTTGAATCGAAGCCGTTTTATATAATTAACAATTGCTTTTCCGTTGAGTACTGCTATCAGGATTACTAACAGCAGTACAGTGCTTTGGTCGCTACTCGGTTGCATCTTCTTGAGGAATTACTTCGCTAAAAAAATCAAACTTATAATTGGCTGAAAAACCTACTGATGACATTGACAAGGGTACCGGCGTTTTAGTTCCATCATCGTTAATCAATGAGGCTTCTATAAACCAAGAGGAACGCACTGGCTTATACGCACTAGCAATGATTGCAACACCGTCTATAAATTCATCATTTTTAGAATCGGCTGCAGCTTTTTGCAGTTCCAGAACTCGTGAGCCTTTCAAGTTTCCTTTAGCATCTTTTTTTAGCATATTGAAAAGCATTGAAACCAAGGTTGCCGTTTCGGGCGTTTTAGAAAGTGAAGAAATATAATTTTCTACTTTCTGTATTCCTGCTGTTACGGTATCGTCCCAACCTTCGTTGATACGGTAGCCGATTTGGATTTCTTCTTTGTCGGTCGAAAAAGTATGCGATTTCTGTTTTTCTTTCAAACCATAGACTTTGTTTTTTAAGTCAAGAATATCCTCGAAGTATTTGAAAGTAGCGGTTTTGGCTGCGCTAATTACTTCCGAAGCTGCGCAAAGTTGAAACATTGCTTTTGGTACAGTTTCCAAGACTAATTCTTTGTAAGTTTCACGGTCTTGATCTTTTTTAGCTTCGATTTTTGCCAAGGCATCTTTCAGTTCTTGTGCCGTGAATGCTGCGATTGGTTTTGGGTGTTCTTGTGTTTCTGTGTTCATTTTACTGGGTTATTAAATTAATATCTATTATTTTTTTGATGGCAAATTTGATTTTACTCTCTAGGTTTGGGGTGCATTTATAGTACCTTTTATCCGATTCCTGATTGTCTTGATTCATTTGACTTAACAAACTGCCACGCTCCTGGTTAATCAAAATTCTTTCGAAGACTGAAAAACAAGCGGGACGACCAACCATTTGCTGATTCGAACAGTAAATCAGCACGTCCTGTAAATCTTCTAGTCTATTGTTAATTATTTCGCTCATACGTCATATAAATTAAGTTCTCTCAAATCGAAGGTGTCACGCTCTACTGGCCAGCTATCTTCTTGCTCTTTGATTTTTCGCAAATCGGTTTCGATGACGGTTCTATTATCGTGGTTCGGGTTGTCTCGCAACCACTGTTCTAGTTCGGCTATTTTGTTTGAGCGGTGTTGTGGGGTCATACTGGGTTAGTTTTGGTTAAACTTTGGGTTTTCAATTTTCAATTTTTTGGCGGCTTCAATAAGTGCCATAGGATAGTTGGTGTATAAATCGACCATAATCATTTCGTAATTGCGGCTCATAATTTCATAATCTACCAGTCCGTCCAGCATTTGAGCAATGATTTTAAAGCTATGCTCAAGCTCTAAAAACTGAACTGAATAATAATTAGACATTGCTGTATTCGCCAACAAAGATTGTAGCGATGCGTTATGGTTTTTTGCCAAATTATTGCACCAGCGCCAGTATTGCCAAAAGCAATCCTCTTCGTATTGTTCTTGTGACAATCCTAAGTATTGGTGCGGTTGTTTTGTGGTTGTTGTACTCATAGCTTTTTGTGTTATTCTATTGTTCCTCTTATCTTTTCGTAGCCGTATTTCCAAATCACGTATGTACCTCCGTTGGGGCCTATAGTTCGCCCTTTGCAAATCGCTAAGTACCCAGCGCAAAAAGCCTTTTTGTTGGCGTCATACATTATTTTCGTTTCCAGTTCCGAGTAGGGATTGTTCCCTTTTGCCATTCCTGATATAATCAAGATTTTCTTTCGTTTGTACTTATTGGTAAACTCAAAGTACTGTACTAAATCTTTAAAGAAGTACGTAGCCGAATTAATCACCACTACCTTCGGACTATTCCTACCGTCGAGATAGGTACACATTTCGTCATAATCATAGCAGGCGGTCAAAAAATTTTCTTTTACATCCTGCATATTCTTAAGCTTCATTCGCTCTATAAAATCGTTATCGTCTAAATCCTCCTCTATTTCGTTATGAATGGCTTTCAGACCGCTTAAACAAAAGGCCTTGGCTATATCTAGAAGCAAACTACTCTTACCACTTCCTGAACCACCGTAGACAAACCAAATACCTTTGTTTTGCGGATTTCCAAAACATTCGTAGAGTTCTGGAGCAATGGTTTTAAAATCAATAAGTGTTACTTTTTGAGCGATTACATTAGCAACGGTCAGTGCTTTTTTCATGCGAATATCGCCGTTGGAATGTTCAACACTTTCCGTACAAAAGCCTCTGTTAGTGGCTCACCTGTTCTGTCGGCTTCACGCATGGCAGGTACAAGACAGTCGTGCAATTCTCCATAGTTCTCACAATTAGATTTTAAGAATCGCAACAAACCTTTGTCTTCGATGTTGTCAAGAAAACCTCTATAGTTTTTGTCAATATTTGGCAATACTCTGATTCCAAATTTGATGCGACGATAAAACTGGCGCATTCCTGCTTTTTTTCGTTTGCGAAGTTTGTCCAGATTGTCAATCAGTTCATCAGTACCAATCAAGACTATAGAACAATGCCCTTTTAAGTCATCATAAAACTCCTTCATCATTCCTAGAGTGGGTTGTTTCATATACTCGCATTCGTCAAATACTAATTGCGGTTTTAGTCCGTCAAACTTTTGCTTTTGCATAAACTTTACGATGCCATTGATATTTTTGGATTTGGTTTTGGAGTGTGGAATTTTGGCTATTTCCAAAATCTTATCAATCAAGTCCGAAAGGTTGTCGGAGCTTCCTACTTTGACAATAAATGTGTCTAGTGGGTTGGCTTTGGCAAATAATTCAGCATTAAATGTTTTCCCTGAACCCGTTTCGCCAATGACTACATTGGTTAAGCCGTGTTCTTTGGAATCTTCGAGAATTGGCATCATAGCTGTCATTTGATTAGTTTGAACTGGTGTCCAGTAGCTTTTCTTTAATTGGATGCCAATAAATTGCGCCACTTTCTCAAACCAACGGGGGGCAATTTCAGTTTGACCGATTACAAAGCTTTTATTTCTCATGTTTGAGATATACGATTCGTTTATGCCTGATTTTTTTACAAAATCATTAGCCGACATTTTATGAAAAGCTAAATAATTTTCTAACTCCTGTACGATTTGGTGTTTTAAGTCTGTAGTCATTGCTGTAGGTATTTGTTAACGTCTGTTTTTTGTTGGTAATACTCGTTTTGTTGTTCTGTCCAAGTCTTTTCGGCTTGTTTTTCTATGGCTATTTCTTGTTTTATCAAAACCCGTTCGCCTAGTCGTTGTTTATTACGTTGGTCCTTGTGCTGTCCTCTAGAATCTACCAGTAAATGTTTCGCTAGTGTATCGCTCAATAGCGGATTCTCGAATAGGTTTTCTAGCAAGTTTTGGTTTTCACTTCGTTCGTCTGTGATGTACTCAATGGCTGATTTGTTGTAATCATTGACTCGTTTCAGTTCCATTGCATCATTTTCGCCTCGATCATCAATTGCCATTGCTTGAATGTATTTTCGTTCCATGATAAAGCGATATTTATTATCGGTACTCACAGCTAGGACTTGATCTATATGGTTTGCGTCGTATAGTATTTCCCAATTTTGGTGCGCTTGCTTTCTGAATTCTAAATCGTAGCAGTCATAGACTTGTTTTACTCCCTCGATTCTAACATTTAATCCCGAACCCTCTAGTCTATTGGTGTGTCCTGATTTTTTACCTAGTGCAAGTAAATAGTTTTCTTGTGGCATTGGGAGTTTTAAGTCTTCGGTTACATTTTGCCAATTGCTTAGATATTCCTCTACCTTTTTAGCCCTTTCCGCTCTTATAATTCCCTCAAGCTGTTGTTTGCATCCCTGTTCGTCTGGAAAGAACTTGCTTAACTTATTCAGCATTTCAGAATTAGGCTGATTCTTGGACCCGCTATTGATGTTGTGACCCGACCAGTTGTCAAACAGCTTGCAATACTTCTTGTTTATGTAACTGAAGTAAGGCTCAATCACTTTGGCTTTGGCATTCTTGACCTTTGCAGGCGTGTAAAACTTGGTGCAGGCTTGGTACATTGGGGTTAATACTTTGCTCTGATAATTATCAGACTGCAACTGTCTTGGATTATAGCGTTGTCCGAATAATTCAGCCGTATGATTGATGGCGTTACGCATGGCCTCTTTTATGAGTTCTGGCGTCTCGTGCGACCCGATGGCAAACCCAATTGGGTATTTATTAAAAGCATCTAGCACAACTACCATTGTTAAGCGGTTGTGATACGTGGTTGTAGAATACCCTCGTTTGTCAACTGTTGTATTTTGATACATCAATTCCGCATCCCAACCGTCTAGCGTCCAATACAACATTGGTTTTGTTGGAGCGGTTCGTTTGTTTTGCATCAATAAATTATTTGATAATGCCGATACTCCATTTCTACCTGCATAAATTACGAGGTTGCTGTCTTTTTTGCGATTACCCACTGTTTGAGCTGTTATTTTAGACCAATCCAAACGATCGGCTACCATATTATATAGTGTAGCAATCAACTCATTGTCAAGATTAGTGTGCTTGGCTAGTAGTTCGTCAATCAAAGCCTCTTGATCTCGTTCTTTTACTTTTAGCGCATTCTGCATACCATACTTGCCCGAGATTATAGCAGGATACCCCTCTTTAGCATACTTCGTGACCTTATAGCGCAATGAGTCTTTAGTAGTTGGCAATTTATGCTCTACATCTCGAAAAGCGTTTACATCCTTGCTTAAACTGTCCCATATATCAACAGAATTACAGTTCAAAGATTTCAGATACTGCTTGCGGTTGTTTTTCATTTCTAAAACCGCATTCAATACTGATGCTTGATAGGTGTATAGCTCAATGATGTCTAATTCTAGCTTTACTTTTTCGCCATACGTATAGCCTGTGTAAAAATCAAAAGCAGCACGATCAGCCATATAATGCTGGGCAAACCAAGACTTTTTAATTTCTTCCTGTGGTGATCCAAAAGCAACCGTAAGCCTATCTTTGTAATCCTGCGATAGTGAAGAGAACAACGCCAGAGCATCGCAGCCTATAGACGGTTTACGCAATTGCGCTTCGCAACAGGTTTGAGAGTTGAAGCGTTTACTTAGTGCATTATAGCTTATCAACTTCAAACTATCTGGGTGAAAGTGTCGGTCAGCAATCAAAAACTTGATTTTTACACCCAGTTTCTTATCGTAATATTCGTATGGAGTTTCGTTACTCATTATTGTGTCATTGCGAGGAACGAGGCAATCTCATTCCTATTATTATTTGGTTCCGACCAAGGACTCGAACCTTGTCCGCCGTGGCGGAACAACCTGTATCGGATTAATTACTACATTTACGGTCTCACTCAATAAATAATAGTAATATGATTGTAACTCCTGTATTGAAAGACAATGTTTTGAATTGTCTTTGTGAAAGTTTAAGTTTTGAACAATTTAGTCAGTTGGATATCGAAGCTTTGCTGCAAGAAACCCAAACCGATTTCGAAACCCTTCAAGCTATTTTAAATCAATTTCAAAGGCTTGGTTTTATTAGCGATTTGAATATGAGATATTCGGCTTTGTCTTTTTGTCTTCATCTTGAAGCTAGTGATTTCAAAAACCGTGGTGGTTTTTATGCTCAGGAAGAAGTATTGAAACTCAATCTTGAAAAACTACTTCTTGAAATCGAAAACCTAAAACCAAACTTTCCGGACAAACTCGAAAATTTTACATCCATTGCTTCGAACATCGTTAGTTGTCTGGGGCTTATTAATTTGGGCATCAAATAACCATCTTAGAAAAAGCTTAGGGGGCGATTGCGACTTTCTGTAAAGAAGATTATTCATTCTCTCTAAATAGATTATTTCGCCATCTTCTTGAATTTCGATTTCAAAAAAATTTACCAGCCCTTTCTCTTTAGCAAAATAAGTGCGCGCAATGATTGTTGTCTTATTTTCGATAATTCGTGCCATACTTACAATTTTTGAGGTTCGCTAAATTCGATACTTGAAACCATACCATTTCTAAAGGTTACAGTTTCGATAACTTCGCTCGTGAAATCTTCGTTCACGTGGTGGATGATTTTTGTTTTCATAATTTATCATTTAAAAGTTGGTTCATTTCTTCGATGCTCTCGGCGGTGCATACTGCATCGTCATAGTAGTAGTCTAGTGCGTTCATAATTATACAATTACCTTATTAGCTTCATCTTGTAGCAACTCCTTGGCACGAGTGCGTATTTTTTTGGCCAGTTCAGACTGATTGTAGCCTTTAAGTGCCATCATCACGTTCTGAACGCTAGTGTTAAATTCGGCGGCCATTTGATTTTTAAATACGGGAGCAATTCTTATTTTCATATCTTTGATTTTTGAAATACGTTTTAAAAGTGTTTTTTTAAACTTTCATTCTGTGTTTTATTTTACAAATATATAAACAAATGTTTTTTAAAACAACAAAAGATGAAAAAAATATTAAATATTAATGAAAGAATATTTTATCTTATTGAAAATCAATATAATGATAATCAAAAAAAGTTTGCAGAAAGCATTGGATATTCGGCTCAAGTGGTATTTAATATTGTTTCCGGCAGGAAATCAAGTCCGAGTTATGATGTACTAAATGCCATTATATCAACAAATTATGATTTAAGTCCCGAATGGCTACTCACAGGCAAAGGGTCAATGCTTAAAAGTGCGAATCCTAAAAACGGTCCTGTTTTTAGGTTAAAAACCGACAATGATATACAGCATCAGTCGGTACCGTTGTATGATATTCAGGCATCGGCATCGGTAGTGGCTTTGTTCCGGGATAACAACAACGAAAAACCAATAGATCACATTACTATTCCTAATCTACCCAAATGCGATGGTGCGATCTATGTAAGTGGCGATAGTATGTATCCAATGCTTAAGTCTGGCGACATTATTATGTACAAAAAAGTAGGCACGGCTCTCGAAAATATGTTTTGGGGCGAGATGTACGTAGTTACATTGATAAATGACGATGGGGATGAGTTCGTAATGGTCAAATGGCTCCATAAATCTGAACTAGGTCAGGAATACGTCAAGTTAGTTAGCGAAAACCGCCACCACCAACCAAAGGACTTCCACATCAAGAACATCAAGGGATTAGCCTTAATCAAGGCATCGGTGCGGGTTAATTCGATGTACTAAACACTAAACGGCTAAAAATGAGATATTTACAATTTTTTTAAATAAAAATATATGCACTAGGGGTGTACCTATCTATCTGTTTTTAATCATTTGGAGTTTCAAAACGTACATTATGGGTATTTCTTTAAGCGTTTTACATACACGTTTGAGGCTACCTGTGAGGCTACCTGTTAGGCTACCTGTTATAAAAAGTGGGGTTATTTTCAATTGTTCAAATTGCTGGTTTCATTCCATAAAAAAAGCCCTAATTAAAGGGCTTATTGTTGGTTTATAATGGCTAAAAAGGCTTTGTTTTATTGGGTTTATGGCACTTTTATAGTATATTGCGGCTGTAAGTAGTAGTTAGTTCTTTTAAACCGCCTTTAATGGTTATTTAAACGGTAGTTAAATGGTACATAATAGTAGCATAATGTACATTTCAAATTATTTCTATTTTAGACCTTTTTAGCTGTGAGCTATCGGTTTTATTGGTTTTTTAGACCTTTTTATATTTAGTATGTATGTACATTTTATTTAATAGCCCCTATTATG